GCAACAGCTTCAATATCGAAGAAATAAATCTTTAAAGGAAATTTTACAAAGTCTTCTGTATCATTGTAATCACCATACATATCGATTAGCGATTGCTGCACAGGATTGAAATTTTCAAATAATCTCTTCGTCCCAGTCTCTTTAATCCACTTCAATTTATCGAAATATGTATTAAATGACTTTTTACGAATCTTAGTATTAAAGATACTTAAGTCAGCACCCTTGCTATCTTCAATATACACATAAGGATTAAACTTCGAGACATAACTTACTCGCTCGCCAGTCTCAGCCCAAGTAAATACTTCAAACGTTTGCTCTTTCGCATTATAAACTGCATTTCTATATCCAACCATGCAATTATTGTATTGTGTTTCCTTAATTATATCGCTTTAAATTCACCCGCTGATCACTACCATATGGATGGTTAATTAATTCAAGGTAGCAATCAATATTCTTATCTAATTCGAGAAATCTGTCTTCTGCGATCAGTCTCCGGGCATATGCCTTCTCTTTATAGGTCTTTAGGTGTGCTAGTTCCCTATCAATGCAGTCGATCATCTCTCTCCCCGTGTTGAATTTAGTGTCTGCGTCCTTGTAAGTGCACATATCTTGACATGCAACAGGTATACCATAGCAACATCCCTCAATAAATTTTAAATCGCTCTTTGCTTTATTAAAATTGTTGTTCTGTAGTGGTGCTACCATCATTTGCACATTTAAGCTTGCAATCTTTTTAGGGTATTCGTAGATTCTTTGCCATGGATGAAATTCTAGATCACCATTACGAATATATGGATCCAATCTCATTGGATATGCGCCTAAAAATACCCACTTATACTTGTGTCTCGTATCAATAATTGCATCAATGACATGTTCAAAGTCATCTCTTTGATTTGTTTTGTTGTCTACATCAAAGTGAGCACCGGAGCCCGCATATAGAATACGTGGCCGCTTACGGTTTAAGTTAAATCCTTGCTCAAGTCGAGTAATATTAAAGAAGTTACCCATCCACCATTGCGGAGGAAAATTAGGAATGACCGTAATCTCACTCTTACCAGTTTTTTCTTGATAATATTTTCGCATAAAGTCACATGTTACAGTAACTTCATCACATAAGCTAATAATTTCAAGTGCTGAATTTCGAATTTCATCAGACTCAAAAGCAAATTTAAACTTATTGTAATTTGGAATGTCTTCTCTAAAAATTACATCATCAACCTCATAAACAATCCTAAATCCGTGCTCTTGCTGTACTTGCTTGAGATACTTAATGAATTCTAATTGATGCGGTGTTGCCTGTCTTTGTACTCGAACTACTTTTGTATTTGTATACCATCGAGGCTCTGCAATCATTACTGTACTTTCTTGTACATTAGCTTTTTCGTGAAAATTTAGCAAATGGGAGGGCCAAGCCATTCTCCATGCACCGCAACCGCTAGCATCAGCCCAATATTGCACCATTCTAGGCGTTTCTGGTGCTTGTGGAGGGATAGGCGCAGGCGCTACTGTTTGTGGCGATATGTTTAAATTAAATGGTGTTCGATTTATAGTAGGAGTAAACATGAATTATAATGTATTTACATTTTCATCAGTATAATCAAGTCTTGTCGTAATACCATCCTTTTTCTCTAAAAAGATTACCTCACCCGTTGCAATATTAACGCTTTCTTTTCTATGCGAAATAATCATTACACATTCATTGTAATTTTGTACACGTTCATTTAGGATATTTGTGATAATATCTACGCCTTTTTCATCTAAACTAGAATCAAACAATTCATCATAGATACTAATATTGTAAGATACATTACCCTGTAGTCTCCTCATGTCCATAAAGGTAAATAGACAAGCAAAATCAATATTCTTACGTTCTGCTCCGCTAAAATTAAAATATGAACTAATCTTATTTTTATCATTAATAATCTCTTCCTCAAATAGCTCGTTAAAGTAGCAAGAGCAATTCGAGTCCATCTTTTTGAGGTATAGTGATATTTTACTGTTAAATAATTCAAGTATTTTATTGACAATATAAGTCTTGACGCCTTCTTCAGATACAATATACTTGACAGTCTCGAGTAAATTTAAATTAGTTCGATATTTGTTTGTATTATTCCGAATACTGTCAATTTCTTTATTTAAATTTACTAAAAGGTCATCAAATTCTGTATTTGTATTGTTGATATTATTAATATCTTCTTTTAGCTGCAGTTGCCAGGTGTTTAATTGATTTATACGATTTTCAGTATTAACTTTCTCAGCATTTTCAATTTTAATCTGACTAATACGCTCTTGTAATTTATTTAAATGCGCTTTTATTTTAAGTTTCTGTGAGCGAGTAATTTCAATATCGTTATTTGAGCTAATAACTGCTTCCAAATACTTATTACGCTCTTCTATTAGAGATTGTTTTTCATTATTAATATGGTCTATATCATGCTCTTTAATGCTTCGCAAGCATACGGGGCATTTATCCTTATTTGTTCCAATATTTTTAAGCTCTTTATCTTTTTGAGTAGCTAAAATATTATTACTAAGCTTTACTTCATTTAATCGTTCAATTTTTTGATCGCATTTATTAATACCATCATCATATTTGGATAATTCCTTTATTACATCGTTTAGATCTTGTTCGCAATGTTTAGTATTCTTTAGATTTAGTTCCTCTATTTCTTTTGCATTATTAATTTGCCGGTTTGTATAATCAGCAATTTTATCTTGCTGTGATTTAATAGTTTTTTGTTTGCGTTCATCGAAAATATTATACGATTTAATTTGCTCCTCTAATTTAGTAAGCTCTATTTCGTAAACACGCTTTGCGGACGAATAATTATCGCGAACCTTTAATAGCATTTCACTAAAAATTTCAAGATTAAAAATACCTTCAATGAATTTACGCTTTTCGATTTTTGATTTAGCCATAAACGGGGTAGTTCCGTTTAATGTCATTACTACACAGTTTTCGAAAATATTTGGTGTTGCAGATAAAATACTCGCAATGTCAGCTTCAGTGTTTTTTACTGTGTCCCTAGTCTCATCCTTGCCATTTTTATACAAATACAGTTTAGTTGGATTTAAAGTCCTTGTAACCGTATAAGAGTCAGTTGAACCCAATTCATTTACTGTAAAGTTTAAAATAACCTCACATGATTCATTGCTACAATTATTAGTAATTAAATCCTTGCGAATATCTCGAATGGTTTTACCGAAAATAGCAAAGTAAATTGATTCTACTACGCTCGTCTTACCAATACCATTGCGTCTATCGGGTTTATCTCTATTGATACCTGTAATAATATGTAGACCTGGTGTAAAATTAATTACTACTGGCTCATTACCAATAGATAAAAAATTACGTATACTAATATTGTTAAAATTTATTTTTTTCATTTACTTAATGATTTGTATAATTCAGTTGTGTGCTTAATAATCTCTGGTTTATTGTTAATATCCATTAATTCGACGAATTCAATAATTGCTTGCTCAATATCAATACCCGATAAGTCTTTTCTCTCACTATTAATATTATAATCACAATAATTACCTTCATACTCAATAACTATTGAAATTGGATTGTATTGTTTAATTTTAGTTACTAAAATATCAGTATCTTCAGTAGAGATACGCATATTAATTTTTAATTTAATAAAATTACCTTTAATACTACTCAATACATTTTCAGTTAGGGTAGTCTCTGCTACTAATTCTGATAAAATTAAGACATAATGCTTGGGTGAGATTGTATTCTCAATATATTCCGTATCTAAATTATCTGTATTTAAAATATAATAGCCTTTTGAGGTATTAGCATCTCCAAAATCCATTTGAAAGGGGTTACCTACGTATAGCACCCGGCCATCTGTAAATTTCCTATCATCTCTTAAATGAAAGTGACCTGTAATTACGAATTTTGTCTTACTTAAAAGGTCTTGAGCATTTTCCCCAGTATCACAAATGTAATATGCGCTATTTTTAAAATAATTAATAGCAAAATGCCCGAAAATTACGTCCGAATCCGGGATTTCATCCAATTTTACACCCCAAGGCACACATGCAAATGTTTTATCGTGCGATTTAATTACTGTAATAGTGTCAATTACAGTAATATTGCTCCAATTTTTAAATTGCGAGACGGAATTTATAGCGGAACTATCCTTTAAAAAGCAATCATGGTTACCAATAATGATTACTAGATTAAAATCCTTAAATTTATCAAGAAGTTTAGTACCAACATGTAAAGTACTAACAGATATATCAGATCTTACGTGAAAAAGATCTCCGCAGAACACTATATCTGTTATATTGCGGGATTTTAAATCTGAAATAAACCAATCTGCCCAATCAAGTGAAATTGAATGCCAAAAAGAGCTGTTTTTGTGTACTCCTAAGTGGATATCTGAAAAAATTGCGACTTGTTTGCTGTTAAAAAAATTCTGCATCTCTTCTATAATAAAGAGATTCCTTACACATCATCAGAATTTTCACTGTAATCATTATTTATTGGCTTAATATAGATATTTGAATTGCCAGATGTTATGTACTCTTCATATTTACTTTCGCGGAACCTTGTTAATGTATCGTGATGCTTTTTTTCTTTTTTAATTCGATTTATAAATGCATTAATAGCAATTGTAGTAAAATAACTAAAAGGATTTGACCCATTTAGCATATCATACTTTTTACGAATTAATGCACTGTACATTTTTACTATTGCATCACCAATCATTTCATCTTTATACGAATAATTAATAAATGATGGGTAATAGCTTAATCTGTTTGCTATTTTATTTAAACAATCACCCAAATAGTTTTCGCCTTTACCGGTATTATAATAATTTTGAATTGCATCTTTAAATTCTTCCGGTTTAACATAAAATTCAGTAATTTTTATTTTTTTGACTTTTGGTATACCATCAATATCTGGTTCTTTTATTGCTTTCTTTTTCATTTATTATAATGTGGCATCGATTTGCTATTACTCAACTGAAGATTGTAAATTATGATTAGTATACTTAATTTTTTCTTTGTCATATATTTTTATGCGCTGGTCGCTGTGTTGTTTTCCATATTTTAAATTATCAGAAATGTCTATAATTTGAAGATTGACTTTATTTTCATGCAATCGTAAACCGCGTCCAATAGATTGCACAGTTCTAATAAAAGACTTACCGCCTGCTGCAAAGATAATCATATGAATGTTTTTTATGTTAACTCCTGTCGAAAATATAGCACTAATAGCTATACAAACTATATTTTGCTGCAACTCCATTAGGTTTTTTATTTTTTCGCGCTCCTCGACATCAACTTCACCGCGAATAAAATAAATACTCTTACTTTTATTCAAGTTGTCTGTTAATAATTGAAATAATTTTTCACCATGGTCAATATGATTAACCAATATAAGAATATTTTGATTAAAATTATTACAAATTGACTTAATTATGTTATTTCTATAACAACTATTCTTTAAAAAATCTAACTCTGTAAGGTAATTTGCAGTTGTTGATCCAGACTTAACATAAACAGGCTTAGTATTATATTGTATATTAAATATCTTTACTTTAACATTTGATAAAAATCCGCCCTCTCTTAATTCATAGGATGACATGTCAATTAATACTGGTCCTATCTTACCAAGTATATTCCATTTATCGATAAGAGTCTCTGGCAAGGTTCCCGTAAATCCAAATTTATGATTAGTTTTAATTTTGCTAATTATTTTGCTTAATTTTGTAGAAGAGCCGCATTTATGCGCTTCATCTATAATAACTGCATCTACATATTGAATCCACTCATTGTCTTCAAATTTACTCTGCAAATTAGATGAATTAACTATACAGACATTTGTTCCTTGATCGAGAGCTGTTGAGCCTGTCCATATTGAGTGCGTAAAGTTAACACCATAATTAATAAAGTCATTATTTGTCTGTGTTGTTAATCCTAAATCAGGCACAATTACTAATATGCGCAATAATTTATTTGCTGCATAAAATGTTTCAATTAAAGAAGCAATTACGAGAGTTTTGCCTGCTCCAGTTCCTAATTTTACAATTCCTCTACCATTGCGTACACATTGAGTAATTGCATCAGACTGATAATCACGTAGCTCTATATTCAACTTAGTTCTCGATAACAAAGACAGTGAAGGACAATATGCTAAGACAAAGGACTCGGTTTTGTTTATTAATATTGCTTCAGGCAGACTATTAATATACAATTCAATTTCGCCTGCTAACCCAACATTAAACTGACCAGTAGGTGTAATAGCATATAAACGCTTAGGAATATAACTATACCCTCTAAATTTCGCAGCTGGATTTGGTACACTAAAGTGTTCTCTAATTTTGCTAAACTCATCTCCAAAAATTATACCCTTCCCTTTTTTATTATCGTAGTTAAACGTTATCATATTAATTGTTCTCTACTTTAATAATTTCTACAATGTTGCGAATATCAAATGTTAGAGATGAAAAGACCTTTTCAGTTTTTTCTAAAAATTCAATTAATATTTCATTCTCTTTAATTTTAAAATTTAAGCGTTCAATCTCATCAGTCTTATCTACAGTTTTTTCAATTGCAGCAAAACTTAAAGTTACTGGGCTATTTTCGGATACTCTTTCAATTAAAGTTTTGCGAGTAGCATTTTTCTCGTTTTTAAGATTATTTAACTCAACTTTGTGATTTATTAGTCGCGAAATCCAGAAATGCTTTTTACCGGGTGCATTCATTTGAACTTCTTTAACATTAAATTCATCAATTTTTAAATCTTGCTCAATCTCTTTAATATATTTTTGTAGCAATTCCATGATAAGACGATTATAGCTACTTTTTTAGGTAAATCCACCTTTTACAGTTGATTAACTCATTATACAATACAATCTAATTGATGTGTCGTATAAATAATTAATAATAATGATTAAGACATTTAAAAATTTTTTTATTGAAGACTCTACTGTTGGTGGAGGTAGCTTAGGTGCGGCAGCTGCAACTGGCCATGGGGGCGATGTACCAAATACAGATTTTTATGCAAAAGGTGATAGTAGACTACCTAAAGTACTTAGCAAGAAACGCAAAGGTAAGCGCAAAGGTAAAACACCAATGCAACGACGCAGTTTTATTAAAATGTAATTATGGATTTAGGACACTGGCAAACACTACAACCAATACCAGTTGAGCCATTTGGATTTGTTTATTTAATTACCAATAATGCTAATGGTAAAATGTATGTTGGTAAAAAATTAATGACTTGTGTACATAAAAAGCAACCTCTCAAAGGTAAAAAAAATAAAAGACATAGTATAAAAGAGACAAACTGGAAAGAGTATACTGGGAGTAGCAATGACTTAAATGAAGACATAATAAAGTATACGAAATCTCAATTTACATTTGACATTTTAAGGTTTTGTGCATGCAAGTGGGAAATGAGCTATTACGAGGCTGTTGAGCAAATAAACAGGCAAGTACTATTAAGTGACCAATATTATAATGGTATATTAAATTTGCGAATAGGTAAAAAACCTAAAAATGTTATAATTTAGTAGTTGACTTTAAAATTTTATTAGCTACAATTGTTTTGAGGGAGGAAAAAATGATTAAGACAGAATTTACTGATTATAATATTAATATAGTTTGTTTTGATATTTTATATAAACAAAAAATTGAAAAAGATATATTGGATTATTTTAGAATGTATAATTTAAAATCTACAATAAATAATTCTGACAATAAATCAATTATAGCACATTGTATAATTTCGAACATACTCGATAATTATACAAAATTACCCGCGAATTTAAGGAATGTATTGATTGTTGAAGAAAATATAAATTTTGATGTATTGTGTGAAACATTTAAAGCTACACAAGCAGAAATTTATAATTTATTTTCTGCAATTATAAAAAAAATCCCAATATATTATATTTTCGCAAGTAAACAAGATAATAACTTATTATTTAAAATAAAACGTATACTTGAAAAGAATCGAAAATTTGCAAGATTAAAAAAGTTTGTGGATCAATATTCATTAAAAGTTTTAAAAAGTAAATTTAATTACATAAAAAGTACCTGCATTCATTTAAAATGAGTAAGTACTTGAAGCGATTTTTTAACTCTACTGGACATGCTGTATGCGAAATTTGTGGAGAAAATCAAATATTAAATCAACATCACATCAATGGACGTAAAATTAAAAATGCTAATCACCCTACAAATATTGCGAATTTATGTAGTAACTGTCATGTTAAGGTACATCATGGTATTTATATTTGCGAGAAACGCGCCCTTACAACAGAAGGTTATAAGTTAATTTGGCATTATAGTAAAAAAGAATCAATTACTGGTGACAATGGTTGCGTGCATTTAGTATAAATAATATTACAATTAAATTATGAAATTTAACCAAACATTAACAAGAATAGCAGAGGCAATGATTTCATCAGCTGCTACAACAGGGGTTGTTGCTCCTCCCGCAAAGGTACTTGCTCCCCCCGCAAAAGCACCTGCTCCTAAACCAACCGTTGCGTCACCGGTTGCTCCTGCTCCTGTTGATGATACAGCATCAATTGCTGAATTAGAGACTAGAATTAATAATTTACCTGATACTCACCCCGACAAAACCTCGTTTTTAAATCAAATAAAAGTGTTACAGCAAAAGCAAACAGATGGATTGAAAGAAGCGCTTGCTAAGATTGCTAGTCGACAAGCACAAGCACCTAAGCTAGAAAAAACATTAACACATTTTTATAATATACTCGGCAGAGCATATGAAGCTCTTAATGAAGCTGGTCCAGATGACCCTGCTTTTGCTCAGCCACCTGGAGCGCCACCAGATGCAGCAATGCCGCAACCTAATGCAGGTCAACCCGATGCAACTCAGGCTCCACCGACACCGCCTCCTACTCCTGCAGAAGTTGACAAATCAGGTAAGACTGAAGAGCTTGAAAATGATTCAAATAAAATTGCATTAGTTGGTATTATTACTAGAATATTAACCGAGTTATTAAAGCACCAAAATGAAGTTATTGTTAATAGCTCTTCTGAGTTATCAGAAAAACAATCAGCTAAATTTAGAGCAAATGAACTCACTAAATTAATTGATACTACTACATCCGAAAATTTAGCTACATCTAAATTAAATGATTTAATAAAACACATTCAAAAACAATTTTACGTAATTTACCCCACTGGGCAGTCAAATAGAGATGCAAATAATGGCAAGCAAACAAATAAAAGTGAATTAATTAATATTATAATTGGAATATTAAATGAGCTGTTAAAGCATCAAAATGAAGTTGTTACAAATAAAGCTGCTAATATGCCTGATAAATCTTCTGCAGGTAGACGTTCTGAATCACTAAAACGGTTAATTGATTATATAGCAGCTGACAGCTCAGACTTAAATAAATTATTACAATATATTCAGTCACAATTTAATCAAATTTACCCCGTGACTTAATAAATATATATATGAAAAAAGATTTTGATAATTTAGTCTTGAACTATTTAAGTATTTATAATGAGTCCAGCTATTACAGGGACATTGGTGATGAATATCAACCCTATCCTTCTGACATATATGATCATGAAGATAGGATTGCAGATATGAAAAAAGCAGCTGCAGACGATGAAGCAGCAGATAATTCTCCAAAAATTTGCCCAACATGTGAATCTGATATGTATGATGGTGAATGTGCTAACTGCGGCCACGAAGAGGTAAATGATAATGATGATGAGATGAAATCTGGTAAAGAATATGGTGAGTCAGAATATGGTGAGTCAGAATACGGTGACCACTATCACAATGATGCTGATAGCCCAAGAAATAACTACGGACATTCGTTTAAAGATGGTGACTATCCCGATGATGTTGATGACTTTAATAAGAGTGAAGACTGTCCAGAGTGCAAAAACGAGGGTTGTGTAGATAAAAACGGTCATTGTCATTACTGTAATCCTGAAGACGAAGAACCGGAATCAGGCAGAGAATATTAATAAGTTTAATTTATTTTTTGCAGAGAAATCTACAATTTTTAATGTAATAGAAAAAATTAACATTAAAAATATAGGAACTGTGCAGGCTATTGTAGATAGTGGCAATACTGCATACAATGTAATTCATGGTACAAATATTAAAGTAAATAATAAGATTGTAAGCTTTACTACTGCAGGTAATAAGCCTGTGCAATTTAAATTAGCGGGTAAAATTCAAATTGATGTTGGTGCAGGTCATATTGAAGATAGACCTCTAATAAAGTTGGACTTCAAATTGCATGGTAAAGTCTATAAAAATATTACTTTCTCTGTGGGTAACAGAGAGAATGATCCAGAAAAATGCTTGCTGGGAATGCAGTTTTTAAAGAAGCTGCATAACAGCTACATTAAGATATAATCTGCCCAGGGCAGATTATTTTTTGGAGAATTCAACAAACTTATAAAACTCAGCTCTTGATTGATCAGAATTCTTAAGAAAAGCACCAGACATACGAGCAGTTCTCATTGTCGAGTCATGCTTAATACCTCGATTACTGCAGCAAGTATGTTCACATTCAATCATTACAGCAACTCCTTTATTGTCTTCACATACTTTATTAACATACTCTGCAATCTGCGCAGTTAAATTCTCCTGCACCTGCATACGCCTCGCAAACCAATCTACAATTCTATTTAACTTACTCAGACCAATAACTTTACCAGTTTTACTCGGAATATATGCAACGTGAGCTAAACCTGTAAATGCTGCATGGTGATGGCTACACATTGAAACTACCTTAATGTTATTTTGACAAACCATTCCATCATACTGATCTACGTTTTCAAATGCAGTAATCTTAGGCGGCGGATTATAGCAACCGGAGATTAAGTCATTAACAAATGCTTTAGCAACACGATTAGGAGTATCAGAACTATTCGGATCATTTCTCCAATCAATCTTTAGAGCATCCATAAACAGTTCATATGCCATACTAGCATTTTTAATAATTTTATTCTTCTCTTCGTCAGTCTGAGGAACATTACCGTTTGCGTTGCCAATATTTTTTGATTGCATAAAGTAATTATATATGCTTTCCGTATAAATACTAGTATGTCAGCATTTAATAATTTAATAGAACGAGTAGCATTAAAAGAAAAATTAGTGAAAGTACAGTTAAAAACTGATCCAGCTTACTCTAATTTAGGTAATATTAGTAAATTTCAAGGATACATTGGATATATTTTAAGAGAGAATAAAATTTCTTCAAAAGTATTTCTTGAGCAAAACGGTGCTGTAATAATTGTACCTAACAAAATGTTAGAGCCTGTGCAAAATAAATTATCCAAAGTAGATATGTTTAAACTTGCAGCTCTGAGATACTTAAAGGAAAAGCGTGATATTAAGCAAACAGATACAATAACAAAATTAATTATAAATTGTAATAGTATTGAGTACGTTGAATCATTTTGCATAGATAATGGTTGCACACAAAATGATATAAAAAATATTTATAAATTAGCATTTAATAGTACAATTAATGAAAGTTGGTGGGATGTCGCTAAGCCATGGTTAAAAATTGCAACAGGTCACATGCCAAATAAACCATGGATACCTGGGGCCCATGATAATTCTGCTGACAATATAATGGATTTATTAGGTAAAAAAACTTCTTCTAAGTCTGGTTATCAGACACCTGATGCTATTAAAAAGTACATAAAAGATACTCACGATAACAGTAACGGTAATGCGACCGCTACCCCCGCGCAAATAAAAGCATTAACAGACGAGATTGCGAATTACGCTAATAAAAAAGTATGCAGTAATTTTAATGATGGGCTCACAAAAATTGGAACACCCATAACAAATGATCAATTAATTCAACTTTATTTGCAAGCTGCGCAGCTTATATATTAATTAAGTCTTTATAATATAATTAATTACAGTGTAGGGCTGCATGTTAGCGTGACCAGCCCCTGTTGAATTTGCATTAGTAGTAGATGCTTCCGTCCATTGTGTCCGTGCTTTATTTCTAATAGTTTCTTTCTTAGTACCACTAGCCATAGTAATTATTTCATCAATATAATTTGTATATTGATGAGTATGGAATGGAATATGTCCAGCAACAAGACCAACGGCTTCTACCCCTTCTGAGTTACCCAAGACATAATTACCCGTCAACCCCGTTCCCTGCCCCGCTCCAATTAAAGTACGTCCACGTAAATCAGGTAATTTAAAATTATTAGTATTAGTAGATATACCATATGTATCACCTATTGCTTCGTATAATGCATTGTAATTTGCTTTTACAAGTGAGGCACCGTCGCATACTACCCACCCTTTTAAAGTAGTATCTAAAATATTCGGTGTAACAATTCCGCCATATGGTAAAATTAATCCAATTGGAAATAGAGCGGAAAATAAATCAAAAACTTGCTGTAACGTTGTTTTATATGTTGTTACTACGTTATCATTAATTACATCCGGCTGCGATAAAGGAAAAACTCCATCTAACGTTAAGTCGGTAACTGCTGTTAATTCAGAAATTCTAATATTTGACATAAAAATATTTACTACATACCTGTAAAA